GCTCTGTTAAAAATTTTAGCAATCCAGATATTGCAAAATATATTAAAGCCGATAAAGATATGGGCGCTGTTGTAAATGTTGGTGATTTAAAGTCAGCTGGAGATGATGTTTTAGACAAATTTATTAAAGGTGAGGGTGCTGACATAGCTTTAAATGTAACTCCCACCTATTCAAGAGTTCCTGAGTTAGTTAAAGAATTAAAATTTATTCCTGTTTTTGGTAACTTTACAGCCTTCCCTGCTGAAATTTTTAGAAATACTGGTAATACTATTCAAAGAGCAATTAAGGAAGTAGCAAGCAGCAACACTGAATTGCAAAAAGTAGGAATGAGAAGAATAGCGTCTGCATTAACAACTACAATTGGAATACCGACAGGATTGGTTGCAGCTGGCAAAGCATTAACAGGTGCAGAGCAAGATCAAATAGATGCATACAAAAGATCGTTTGCAGCACCCTGGGAAAAAACAGCAGTTATGATCCCTACTGAAACAGATGCTGCTGGAAACATTACAGGTTTTTATAACTACAGTTACACCAATCCATATGATTTTTTACAAAGGCCAGTCAAAGCAGTTTTTAACGCTATTGCTGATGGCAATAGAAACGAAGCAGGTTTAATGGACATAGCAGCCAATGCAACAATAGATTCTGTAGGAGAAATGGCAAATCCTTTTCTATCTCCAAGTCTTGGGTTTAATGCAATTCTTGAGGCTAAAGAGGGAAGAACAGCAACTGGTAAAACTATTTACAATGAATCAGATATGTTGGGCGATAAATTTGAAAAACAATTTATACATGTTTTTAATTCAATAGCACCTACAGCTCTTCCTTTTTCAGTTCAAACTGACGCAGAAGGAACTCAATTTGTTCCTAAAGATTTTGCAACTGCAGCAGCAGCTCTTGTTACAGGTGAAAAAAATTTAATTAGTCCAAAAGGAAAGCCAATTGATGTTTCAGAGACTATGGTAGCAGCTTTCACTGGTATCAAAGTTGTAAAGCCTCAGTTAGAAAGATCTCTTTATTACAAAGCAGCAGAATCTAAAAGAGCGATTAGAGAAACGACCAATGAATTTAATAGGTTGCTTAGATCAAACAGTCAAAAAGATGCAGAATCTTTTGTCAAAGGTTACATTAATACAAATGAAGCTAGGTATAACTCATTAAGAACACTTTATACAGCTATTGATGACGCAAGAACTTTAGGTCTTTCAGATTATCAAATTAAAGAACAATTAAAAATTGCAAAAGTAGCTAACAGAGATCAAGTTATGATGGGTTTATTTAACCCTACCAAAATAAACCCAGATGTTTTAGCATTCTCTAGACAACAAACACCAAATAAAGCTGGTCAAGTTGTGCCAATAAGAGAGTTAACAAAGGCTCAAATGGATTTAACCGGGCGAAGTTTACAAGGACAATTTATACAACCTGGAGTACAATCTAATCGTCCTTCAATAACAAGAGCATCACAAGTTCTCAGACAGGAGGAACTGAATAAAATTCTTACAGGAAAACCTTAAGCTTGGAAATTGACCTACCATTAGAAGTCTTCTACTCAAAGAAAAAGAAGTTCATTCTCAATCTAAACAACTATCGCAATGCTCACTACCGGGTATTGTCTATAGCCAAAAAACTTTACACCGATAATCTTATACCCAGGCTAGAAGACTTTGACAGTTTCTCTGAGCCGGTAACTCTAACCTACACCTACTACGCCAAGAGCAAAAGACGTATTGACGTAAGCAATCCCTGTTCAATCATAGATAAGTTTGCGTGCGATGCTTTGGTTAAAGCTGAGATCCTGGAAGACGATAGCTTCAAGCAGATCAAAGAAGTGGTTTATAGGTTTGGTGGCGTGGACAAAGAGAACCCAAGGTGCGAGCTGGTAATAACTTAGAACGGAATGCCCGTCTGAACCCAAGGCTTAATCTCAACTATCGTCCCATTCAAAGACTTCTTAATCCAGTCTACTTTCTCTAGCAGTTCTACTGGAAACCCAGAGTTAACTACTTGAATCAACTCTTCACTAGAGTAGAAGTTAGTGTCCTTTGAACTCTTATCGCCCGGAACGTTAACGAATCTAAAGTCATCCTTCTCGTACACAACTATGTCATCATCTTGTTCTACAACTCTGGCCGGTATCAGTTCTGGAATGTAATTGTGGCGAGGACAACCTACAGCTTGACGCTGGTTATTTATCTTCTTATCGTGCTGAGTGCAATGCCAGTGGCTATCGCCTTTATCTATGTCTACTTTTGCGAACCGACACGAACGACAATGAATTTTTTCAGGCAAAGCTCTACCCAGATAAGAAGCTTGTTGCCCTGGTGTCATGTAACTGCGGATACGATAGTCAGTCTCAGGTATGTAGTTCTCCGGGGGAGACTCAGACAGCAGAACGTTCTTAGCTTTCTCTATTAAAGTATCAAACAACTCTTTATCAAACTCAACTATCTCAGTGTAAAGATCTGAGTTGTTCTTGTTGTAGACAATGGCTATGGCGTGCTTGAATTTAAAGAAGCCCATGTACAAATGCAACTGAGCAGCGTACTCGTCTGACCAATCGCAATAGCTTCCTAACTTCTTTAGGTTATTAAATCGATTGTCGTTAGCCGTCTTGAACTCTAACAGATATGGGTTGTCTTGATCGAGCCCCGGAAGGTTACTGGCTACACCATCTATATGGCCTTTAACGTGCCCTCCTAGAGCTTTGGTTTCAAACTGTTTACCATTCTTATCTACGTCATAGATAGAAGCACCAGGTATCTTTCTGAGCTTCTTAATAAGGTCATCTTCTACCACGTTACCTAGGTCTAATAGACGTAGGACTCTTGGCTCCCAATCGTTTGGCATCAACCAACGATAACGCATCCACACTAGACGTTGGTTTGAATTACCAATACCACTAATGCCTAAGTAAAACCTTTTGTGTTGCTCTTCAATTAACTCAACTTGATCTAACAGTTCATGAACGATTGTCATAATTTTATTCTCTCATTTTTTTTATTTCTAATACCGATAACGTTCTCGTACTTGCCTTGCTTCTGCACAACTATCTCAGATATTGTATCGAAAGCTCCATTGTTTATTAGTTCAGCAGCCATCCACGCTTGCTTTGGAGATCCCCATTCATCGGTTATCTTCTTCCATTTACGCACCGCCATGTTGTGTGCTGTGGGATGTCCAAACATAAGAGGCATCTTCTTAGGAAAGAACTCATCTCCAACTGTAAAGATCACTTGGCAGTAATCACTGCCGTTCTTAGACTTGGTAACAGTGGCATAGATATCTGTAACGGGTTTGAACACCGGCTTAGATTTTTTTCTTTCGTCCGATAGAACGGCTTGCTTCTCTGCCTTGGTTCTTCTAGCGACCTCTCTTTCTTTCTTGGTCCACAAGGACTTGGTTTGTTTTGATTCAAACACCTGTCCACATTCAGCACATTCCTTGGCTGATGGAGAGTTGATCACGTTACAAGCAGAACAAATCTTGGGATGATAGCGACCTTCGTTAGCCTGTCCGGGAGATACTTCGTCCAAGCATCCATGACGAGCAACGTTCTCTCCATAGTCTAAAAGAAGGCAATTGCTTTTGTCTTCGTGGATTCTCATTCCCCTACCGCACATCTGGACGTAAAGACCAATGCTTTGTGTAGGCCTAAGCAACGCTATGCAATCTGTCCTGGGGGCATCCCATCCTTCAGTAAGCACACCAACGTTACAAAGCGCATGGATCTTGCCAGACTCAAAGTCAGCAAGCGTTTGACTACGCTCTTTGCTAGGTGTCTCCCCGGTTATAACAGCAGCACTGATGTTGTACTGCTTTAGATACTGTGTCATCTTCTCAGCGTGTAGGACTGATACACAGAAGAATACTGTTGCTGTTCTGCCTTTGGTGTAAGCGTTATCAATCCAATCGCTCACAACTTCTATAATGGTTTCATCCACCATAGCCACTTCTTCTAACTCTTTCTCTCTGAAGTCTCCGTTCTTAAACTTGAGGCTGACTGAACCGGCATCGATAATAGCGTTCTCATTAACAGCGTAAGCTGAAAGTCTGCACAGATAACCTTCTCTAATAAGTTCTGGGATAGATACGGTGTAAGCCAAGCCTTTAAAGAAATGATCTTTACGATTCCCGTATATGTATCCCTGTCCCATGCGGTAAGGTGTTGCAGTGCAACCCATAACCTTCATGTCTCCGCGAGCAGAAAGCTCAGTAATAATCTTTTGATACCTGGTGTGTGATGTGGGTGG